ATGGTACTACAAGTGGATCATGGACATCACTTGCAACTAGTCAAGGTACAACACATACTTATGATTTTGATAAATTTAATTTTAATGGTACAAGTAAAATTATAATAGCAACAGGAGAAGCTGCAGCATTTACAGTAGATTCAAGTTTTAATGTAGATGTAATAAATGCAACAGGTGGTGGTACTGCTCCAACTAATCCTAAATTTGTTAAGACATTTGCTAACCATGTATTTTATGGTGGTATGTCTAACTCTACACATAGTATATTATTTTCTGTACCTTTTTCAGAGGATAATTTTACATCAGCTAGTGGTGCAGGTGAAGTTAAAGTTGGTGATATTGTTACAGGATTAAAAGTATTTAGGGATGAATTATTTATATTCTGTCAAAGAAAAATTTATAAACTTACTGGTACTACATCTAGTACTTTTGCATTAGCTGAAGTAGCAAAAAACGTTGGTACAATTGCACATCACTCTATTCAAGAATTAGGTGGTGACCTTATATTTCTTGCAGCAGATGGTTTAAGAACAGTTGCAGGTACAGAAAGAATTGGTGACGTTGAACTAGGTACTATTTCAAAACAAGTACAAGAACGAATTAATGAGATTGGATATGATAATGTTACAGCAACAGTAGTTAGAAATAAATCTCAGTACAGAATATTTTATCCAAAAACAAATGGGTTAGAAAGTAGTTCAAAAGGTTTATTAGCTGTAATTAAAACAAATCCAAATACAGGACAATTAGGATTTGAATATGCAGATATAAAAGGTTTAAAAATTTCAAGTTGTGATTCTGATTATATTAGTAATGTAGAAACAATTGTTCATGGTGGATATGATGGATATGTATATTTACAAGAATCAGGTAATGTATTTACAACAGCAAGTTCAACTGTAGCTATTGATGCTACATACAGATCTCCAGATATGACAATGGGAGATGCAGGTATTAGAAAATCAATGGATAGAATTAATATAAACTGGGAGCCTGAAGGTATTACAACTTCTAGTTTATTTGTAAGATATAATTATGATGATATAAATACTCCTCAACCAACTGTTATTAGTTTAGCATCTTCTGGTAGTGGAGCTTATTTTGGAACAGGATTATTTGGTACAGCAGCATATGGTCAAGGTGATCTACCTATTACAAGAGAATCAGTAGAAGGATCAGGGTTTGCAGTAGCATTAAAAATAACAGACACTAGCACTAATTCACCTTTTGCAATAAAAGGATTTCAATTAGAATTTACACCAGGGGGAAGAAGGTAAATGGGAGCAACATATACAAGACAAAGTTCATCAGCTATTGTTGATGGTGGAGTCATTGAAGCAGCAGATATAAATGCAGAATTTGATCAGATTCTTGCAGCATTTGCTGTAACTTCAGGGCACACTCATGATGGTACAGCTGCAGAAGGTGGACCAATTACAAAATTACTAGGCACAGCAATCACTATTGGTGATGCTACAGCAGGGACAGATATTGCCGTAACTTTCGATGGTGAATCAAATGATGGTGTAGTAACATGGATGGAAGATGAAGACTACTTTCAATTCTCAGATGATTTATTATTAACAACTACAGAAAAATTACAATTTAGAGATACTGCAATATATATTAACTCATCAGCAGATGGTCAGTTAGATTTAGTTGCAGATACAGAAATACAAATAGCAGCTACTACTATTGATATAAATGGTGCTGTAGCTTTAAATGGTGCTATTACAGGTGCTACTAACATTACTCTCTCAGGTGAATTAGATGCAGCTACATTAGATATTTCTGGTGATGCAGATATAGATGGTACATTAGAAACTGATGCATTATCTATAAATGGTACAGCAGTAACAAGTACTGCAACAGAACTTAATTTATTAGATGGAGTTTCTGGATTAGTACAGGCAGATTTTACAAAACTTGCAGCAGTCGATTCAACAGCAGCAGAATTAAATATTTTAGATGGTGTTACATCAACAGCAGCAGAATTAAATTTAGTTGATGGTATTACAGCAGGAACTGTGTCCGCTTCAAAAGCAGTAATAGTAGATTCTAATAAAGATTTAACTGGATTTAGAAATTTAACTATATCTGGAGATCTTACAGTATCTGGTGATGATATTACTATGGGCACAAATACTGCAGGTAATATTTTAGTTGCAGATGGTACAAATTTTAATTCAGTAGCAGTAGGTGGTTTATCAGAAATATCTACAGTAGCTAATGATGATGTATTTTTAGCAGTTGATACTTCAGGTGGCGGTCTTAAAAAAATTGCAAGATCAGCAGTTGTAGCTGGATTAGCTACATCAAGTGCAATATCAAATGTGGTAGAAGATACTTCACCTCAATTAGGAGGCAACTTAGACACAAACTCTTTTATGGTTGATTTTGATGATGGTCATGGAATTAGAGACGAAAATGGTAATGAGCATATTATATTTCAAACAACGTCTTCAGCAGTCAATCATTTTGATATTACAAACGCTGCAACAGGTAATCCCCCTAAATTACAAGCTACAGGTGGTGATTCTAATATTGATTTAGACATAGAAGCAAAAGGAACAGGTCATGTAACTGTTAGAGGTAATACAAATGCAGGTGCTATACAATTTAATTGTGAATCTAATTCACATGGTCAAATTTTAAAATCTCAACCACACTCAGCAGCTGTTACAAATGTTATGTTATTACCTGCTGGTGCTGATTCAACTTTAGTATCTCTAGTATCAACAGATATTTTAACAAACAAAACTTTAACTACACCTGTAATTACTGAGATAGATTCTGGTTCTACCATTACACTTGATGCAACTACAGATATTGTTCTTGATGCAGATGGTGGAGATATATTTTTTAAAGATGGAGGAACAACTTTTGGTAGTGCAACAAACAATAGCGGGGAACTTCTTATAAAATCAGGCACTACAACTGCTATGACATTTAGTGGTGCTAATGTAACATTAGAAGGTAACTTAACTGTATCGGGAACAACAACTACTGTAAACTCAACAACAGTTAATTTAAATGATCATAATATTGTATTAGATAGTGGTAATAGTACAAGTGCTGTTGTTAATGGTGCAGGTATTACACTAGAAGGTGGTTCAGGTGATGATGCTTCATTTACTTACAATACTACAGGTCCTACATTTGAATTAAAACTTGGTTCATCACATGAAGATTTACAAGTAGATAAACTTACAGCAAATGGTGGTGTTGTTGTAGATAACATTACAATTGATGGTACAGAAATAGATTTATCAAGTGGTGATTTAACAATTGATGTTGCAGGTGATATTACTCTTGATGCAGGGGGTGGTGATATACGTTTTGATGGAGGAGGAAGTGAATATGGTAAATTAAATTTATCAGGTAATAATCTAAATATACATTCTAGTATTAATGATGCAGATATAGTTTTTAAAGGTATAGATAATGGTTCAACTGTAACTGCACTAACATTAGATATGTCTGCTGCTGGAGCAGCTACATTTAATTCAGATGTAACTGCTGGTTCAGATGTAACTGTTGGTGATGATTTATTTTTACTAAGTGATTCTTCTGTTATACATTTTGGTGCTGATAGTGATATTACTTTAACTCATTTACACAACACAGGGCTAGTAGTAAATAGCGGAACAGGCTCTAATACATTTCAAATACAAAGTACAGACCCAGGTAGTGGTAATGGTCCTATTATGAAGTTTTATAGAAATTCTTCTTCACCTGCTGATTCTGATAACACAGGTGAAATTAGATTTATATTTAACAACGATGCTGGTCAAGAAACTGAAAGTGCTGTTATAGAAACAATTATTAGTGATGTTTCTGATGGAACAGAAGATGCTACATTCGATATTAAAACTATGAGTGCAGGAAATATGAGATCAAGAATTGTGATGGAAACTGGTGGAACGGTATTTAATCAAGACTCTGCAGATATAGATTTTAGAATTGAATCAAATAGTCAAGTTTCAGCATTTTTAATAGATGCTGGTAATGACACTTCAACTTTTAATGTACCTGTTACTTTTAATAATGGTGCAGCTAATGTAACACAAGAAGCATTAACATCTTCATCAAATGCAGTAGCTTGGGATGCAACAGATAAACCAAACGCATACCATCAAACTTCAGAAAATACTACTTTCTCTGCACCAAGTAATGCAGTAGAAGGTGCTTTTATATGTGTTGAAATTAACTACAACGGAAGTCATACAATTGCTTGGAACACAGTATTTGAATTTGCAGCATCAACTGCACCTACAGCAACAAGCACAGATGGTAAAACAGATATTTTAGTATTTAGATACAATGGTGCTGTATGGCAAGAAGTAGGTAGAACATTAAATTTAAGTGAAAGTTAATAGGAGTTAACATAATATGTACGCAATA